CCTGCGCTGACGGAATCAATGTACCCCGTGGCGCTGGGGTGTCCAATTACAATTCCCCGGCCGTTTGTAGCAGCACGCGGGCAACCGTCATCCCGCGAGTGTACAACGCAAAGCCCCCGCTCGCGCGGGGGCTTTCGGCGGCCGGCCGTAGGAGTCCGGCACTCGGGCGGCATCCCTAGCCGCCGATAATCAGCACGCGGCCACAAGGCAGCATTACGTCATCGCCGGTCCAACCGTAGACCGGTCCCTCAACGCCAGGCTCGCCGTCGGCGCGCCACTCGGACACGATGTCGTCGAGCTGGTCCTCCGTGATGGCATCACCGCCCGGGTACTGGACGGTGAGGCCATTATCCAGCGCAGCGTAAGCCTGAGCGATGTCACCGTTGATGCGTGTGGCGTTGTAGCTCGTAGTTTCCATGGCTGTCTCCTTTGGTTAGCCGCCTTGCCGGGCGGGTCAGCCAGGGCTCTCCTGCGCTGACGGAATCAATGTACCCCGTGGCGCTGGGGTGTCCAATTACAATTCCCCGGCCGTTTGTAGCAGCACGCGGGCAACCGTCATCCCGCGAGTGTACAACGCAAAGCCCCCGCTCGCGCGGGGGCTTTCGGCGGCCGGCCGTAGGAGTCCGGCACTCGGGCGGCATCCCTAGCCGCCGACGGCCGCAGCGTCCATGTTGATGCGCGGAATGCGATAGGCCGGGTCGCTGTCGTATGCAGGCAGGTCCTCCTCGTCTACGCGCCTACAGTATCCGCCCTCGTAGCCGCGCCCGCGCAGCTCGCGGAATGCGGTGGCCCACGCAGCGTCATGGTCGTCCTCGGACAACATCGGCACTAGCGCCACGGGATGCTGCGGAATGCCCGTGCGACGGCGCGTGAAAACCCCAACCATGTAGACGTTGTTGCTCATGACATTTCTCCTGTAGGTTGCCGCCTTGCCGGGCGGGTCAGCCAGGGCTCTCCTGCGCTGACGGAATCAATGTACCCCGTGGCGCTGGGGTGTCCAATTACAAAAACCCGGCCGTTTGTAGCAGCAGCCCGCAAACTGTCAGAAACTTGTTCGAAAATTCCCCGCCCTGTGCTTTCGCTCGTTGGCCATGCCCAAACGGTATGCGGTCAGTTCCATGCACACAACATCCACCATCTATGCACACGGTGGCGATTACAAACCACCAGAGATTTTAGATTGACACTCGGTAACATCGGGTGGTAAGTTCCCACCATCGCCGACTGAGCCCCGGCGGAGAGCGAGGAATAGCAATGACGACCAAACACACATCAGCGGCGGCACCGGCACCGACGGCTATTCCGCCATCGCTCTCGAACAGGGCTCACCTATTCGACCGGACCGCCGCTGACTCGTTTTCGGAGGGCAGGTAGATGGACCTTTCCGCCATTCCCTACCTGCTGATCTCGCGCGAGCTGGACTTCGGCTTCAGCACCGAGCGCGTCTACCTGTGCCTGTGCCTGCTCGATCACCTGGTGCTCGGCGTGGGCATGAGCCGCGATGAAGCCATGCGCCACATGGTGACCGAGCTCGAGGCCAAGTACGAGACGCGCCCCGACGGTGGCTGCGACATCGGCAGCCTGAAGGGAGGGCTGTGATGCAGACCCGCGCGCTCGATTTCTCCGCGCCTGCCCGTCGCCGCGACCCGGCCACAAGCCACGTCGCCGCCGCCAGCGTGCAGCGCAAGGTTCGCCCGCAGGTGCTGCGCCTGCTCGAGTTGATCCGCCAGCACCCCGACCGCACCGCCGGCGAGCTGGCAGCGGCCAGCCTGGGCGAGCTCGACTTCCACACCGTCTGCCGCCGCGTGTCGGCGCTTGAGCGCGCGGACCTGATCGACGTCAACGACGTCGGCCGCGAGTGCAGCGTGCGCGGGACCGTGCAGCGCACCTACCGAGTGAAGGAGACGTCATGACAGACGCCGACACCAGCCCCGTGACCGCCGCCGCCGCGCGCGTGACTTCCCGCCCGCGGGCTTACCTCGAGCAGGTCGAGGACGCCGCCCGCGAGTTCATCCGCTGCCGCGACCACGAGTGCGCGCCCGCTTCTTGGGCTGCCGCCGAAGACGCATTGCGCCGCGCCCTTGGCATGGAAGGCAGGGCGTCATGAGCGCAGCCCTGAAACTTCTGCCGCCGCTGAGGACCATCGCGTCGATGCAGTTCAACGACTGCGCGGACGCCCTCTACGAGTCGTTCCAGCGCCTGCACGGCACCATGACCCGGCAGACGTTCTACAACCACTGCCGCGACTACGGCGTCGACACAAACCAGATGCAGGCCTACTTCGAGATGGTGGGTCTGCGTGTGGACAAGATCGCCGTCAACCGCAGCCCCATGGACCGCTTTCACTGGAGGCTGCCATGACGCCGCGCGAGCTTGCCAACCAGGCCACGGTGCGCGAAGCCGCTGAGATTGTCGGCGTGCCTCTGTCCACGATCAAACGCGCGGTCAGCCGCGGCGACATCTCGCATCACACCGCCCGCGTGATCATGCGCGGGAGACATAACGGCAAACGCGCAGTCTGGGCGCGCGTGGTGGACTTGTCGGACGTTGAAGCGTACTTCGCGCCGCGCGTCACCATCACGGGGCGGCTTGGCGAAGTAGCGCATCTCGACGCACCGACTGCCGCCGCCCGCTTGGGCACCTCTGCCAACACCATCCGAACATTACGTGCGCGCGTGCGCCGGAGGTCCGCATGAACGTCACACTGACCGGCTTCACCGACTCACGCCCTACCAGCACCGTGCCCGACCTGAGCGCGTGGAAGGCCAACGCCGTGGCCGTGCTGCGCGCGATCCTCAAGCGTGCGTTCGACGCCGACATCGAGGCCATGCGCACCTGGGGCGTCGATCGCGCCATCGAGGACGGCGCTGGGCACCGCTGCATCCAGGAGTCGCGCCAGGTGGACCTTGAGCCCGGCGAGGCGCACGTGCTGGCCTGGTTCGTGGCCGAGGCCGCGCTTGAGCTGCACGAGGCGCGCGGCGAGTACGCCGCCAGCATCCGCGACCCGCGCAATGACAGTTGGGACCGCGAGGGCTGGAAGGCCGTCAACGTCCACTACAGCGAAATCCTGTCCGCCCGCGTGATCAGCCTGCATCTGCACCCAGAGGGCTACGCGGACGCGGTAATCGAGGTCACGGGTGAGGGGGAGTACTGGTCATGAGCGCAACCGTAACCAAAGGCATCGGCGGCTCGGACGTCGCCGCGATCGTGGGCCTGAGCCCGTTCAAGAACGCCTTCGACGTGTACGCCCGCATCAAGCAGGGCGTGCAGAGCAGCGCCGGCACCCGCGCCCGCCTGGGCAACCTGGCCGAGCCGGAAATCCTGCGCGACTACTGCGAGCGCCACGACTTCCCGTTCGAGAAGTTCGAGCGCAACGTCGAGCTGCAGCGAACGGACAAGCCGTTCATGCGTGGCGAGCTCGACGCCCTGTTCCGCGGCAACCACGGTGTCGAGTGCAAGCTGGCGGGCTTCCGCCAGGCCGACCGCTGGGGCCAGGACGGCAGCGACCACATCCCCGAGGAATACCTCTGCCAGGTCGCCTGGTACACGATGCTGGCCGACGTGCCGTTCATGGTGATCGCGGCATGGTTCGACGGCGGCGGCGACTACCGCGAGTTCCGCTACGACCGCAACCGCGAGCTCGAGGGCACACTGATCGAGAAGGTCGAGCAGTTCTGGACCGACCACGTCGAGGCCGACGTGCCGCCCAACCCGGCCGGCGCCGACGCGAACAGCATCCGCTCCGTGTACGCCGCCAGCAACGGCAATCTGCGCGAGGCCACGCCCGACGAGGTCGAGCTGATCGCCCGCTTCGCCCAGGCCAACGAGGCGCGCAAGAGCGCCGAGGCTGTCGAGGACGAGCTCAAGGGCGAGCTGCAGGCGGCGATCGCCGACAACGACGGGCTGTTTGGCCCCGCCGGCAAGGTCACCTGGAAGCAGGTGAACCAGAAGCCCAAGACCGACTGGGAGGCCGTCGCCAAGGCGCTCAAGGCCCCCGCCACGCTGATCGACGAACACACTCACAAACCTGCCGGCTACCGCCGGTTCCTGTGGACGCCCAAGAAAGCGTAGTGATGCCGATTTTGCACACGACAACCGCAACGCGCTTCTGGGCGAAGGTACGCACGACCTCCGGTTGCTGGGAGTGGGTCGGCGGCAAAACCTCCCGAGGATACGGGATGTGCCCGTGGCGCACTGCGCCAGGCGTCAAGCGGATGACCGCGCATCGGTTTTCGTGGGAGCTGCACAACGGCGAAATTCCCCCGGGGCTTTGCGTCCTCCACCGCTGCGACAACCCCGCGTGTGTCCGCCCCGACCATTTGTTCCTCGGCACCATGGCCGACAACAACGCAGACATGCACGCAAAGGGCCGCGCCGTGAAAGGCGGGACGCACTCCCGCGCGGGCTACGAGCGCGGAGAGAGTAACCACGCCGCGCGCCTGACTGCGAAGAAGGTTCTCGCTCTGAGGCGCGACAGGGCGCGAGGAATGTTCTTCCGCGAACTCGCGCAGAAGTACGGCATCTCAACCATGCAGGCTTGGCGCGTCGCCAAGGCCGCGAACTGGAAGCATCTCACACCGAAGAAAGGGTGACGCCATGTCAGACTTCAAGCAGCTCGCAAGTTACCTCACGCTCGGCAAGGCCGAGTTCGGCAAGGCGATCCGCGGTGCAATCACCCCGGACCTGCTGATCCGCGCCACGCTGACCTACGCGCAGAAGAACCCGGGCGTGTTCAAGTGCACGCGCGAGAGCATCGCCAAATGCCTGCTCGACTGCGCGGCGCTGGGCCTGCTGCCCGACGGCACGCTCGGCACGGCCTACCTGGTGCCGTACAAGACCACCTGCACGCTGATCATCGGCTACCGCGGGCTGATCGAGCTGGCCCGCCGCTCCGGCCAGCTGACCAGCATCGAAGCCCACGTCGTGCTCGAGGGCGACGAGTTCCGCTGCGAGTTCGGCCTTGAGCCGGTGCTGAAGCACGTTCCGCGCATCGACGGCGGCGCTGACCGCAAGGTGGTCGCGGCCTACGCGATCGCGCACTTCAAGGACGGCGGCCACCACGCGGAGGTGATGAGCAAGACCGACGTGGACGCCATCCGCAATCGCAGCCGGGCCGGCGGCAATGGCCCGTGGGTCACCGACTACGCCGAAATGGCGAAGAAGACTGTCGTTCGCAGGTTGATGAAGTACCTGCCGCTGACTCCGGAGATGGCCGAGGCGTTTGACGCCGCCGACCGCGAGTTCATTCGAGACGTCGATGTCGAGGAACCTGCCGCGCCTCCGGCCAGCAAGGCCGACGCCCTGGCGAAGCAGCTCGGCCACACGCCGCAGCCAAACATCGAGGACGATCTCAACCGGGCGCGCGACGAGCGCGAGGCCGCTGAGGACTTCGCCGTGGGGGACGCCGGGGAGAGCACCGAGAGTGAGCACACCGAGGAACACTCCCCGGCTCCTTCCGTGACCGCCGGCGACCTGCTGGCCATCGCGCTCGACGAGGCTGGTTTCAACAGGCGGGCCGACGCGGCCAAGGTACTCGGCTGCGATTCCGGCGACGTGATCATGATGATCAACGACGAGCTGAAGCCGACCGCGGACCAGCTCGACAGGCTGGAGCAGGCCAACGTGGACGTCCGCAAGCTGCGCGGACTGCTGGGTTTCACGCCCGCGGCCGCGAGTTCAGGGCAGGGCAAACGGAAACTGGACTGATCAAAGGCGGGTGGGCAGTGCCGTACAAGGACAAAGCGCGCCAACGTGAGTACCAGCGCCTGCGCAGTGCGCGCATCAGGCGCGCGTGGCTGGCTCAAAACGGGCCTTGCCGGCACTGCGGCTCCACTCGGGACCTTGAGGTCGATCACGTCGACCCCGGCACGAAGGTCGATCACAAGGTGTGGTCGTGGGCATCAGGGCGTCGCAACGCCGAGTTGGCGAAGTGCCAGGTTCTGTGCAGGCGCTGCCATCAAGCGAAGAGCCGTGGCGAGCGGCCGGTTACGCCGTGTGGGACGCAGAATCAGTACCGCTACAGGAAGTGCAGATGCGCCCTCTGTAAACGGGCGCACGCGGAGTACGTCGCGAAGTACAGGTAGGACCACCAAACAAACCACGAAAGGGAGAACCCCCATGAAGATCGTCCAACTGTCCGTAGATAACGTGAAACGGCTCAAGGCCGTGCGCATCAAGCCGGACGGCAACCTGGTTGTGATCGGCGGCGAGAACGGCCAGGGCAAGACCAGCGTGCTCGACTCGATCATGTACGCCCTGGGCGGCAAGAACACCGTGTGCGAGCGCCCGATCCACGAGGGTGAGAAGCGCGCCGAGGTCACCGTTGACCTCGGCGACCTGGTCGTCACGCGCACCTTCACCGAGGCCGGCGGCAGCCTGAGCGTGAAGCAGGCCGACGGCGGCAAGGTGGCCAGCCCGCAGGCGCTGCTCGACAGCCTGTCCGGGCGGCTGAGCTTCGACCCGCTGGAGTTCGCGCGCCAGGAGCCGACCAAGCAGAAGGCCACCCTGCAGGCGCTGGTTGGTCTCGACTTCACCGGCCTCGACCACGAGCGCAAGCAGGCCTTCGACGAGCGCACGGCCGTCAACCGCCGCGTGAAGGAGCTCGAGGCCAACCTCAAGGCCGCGCCGCACCACACGAACGCGCCGGAGGTCGAGGTCAGCGTGACCGATCTCAGCGCAGAGCTGCAGAAGGCCCAGGACGCCGAGGTCGAGTTCGAGCGCCGCAAGGCCGAGTACCAGGCGGCGAAGAGCCGCGTCGCCGGCACCGAGCGCGAGATCGCCGAGACCGAGCGCCAGATCAAGGCGTTGCAGGACCGGCTGACCAGCCTGCACGGTGAGCTCAAGACCATGGCCGGCGATTTCCAGAAGGCGAAGCAGGCCGCGGAGAACGTGCCGGTGTTCGAGATCGACGCGATCCGCGAACGCCTCAACAGCGCCGAGCAGGTCAACCGCAAGGTGCGCGAGAACGCGCGCCGCGCCGAGCTCGATGCCGCGTATCGCGCCGCATGCCAGGAAGCCGACGCGCACACGGACCGCCTCCAGAAGATCGACGCCGACAAGGCCGCCGCGCTGCAGGGCGCGAAGTTCCCGGTGGAGGGCCTCGCCTTCGACGAGCACGGCGTGACGCTCAACGGCCTGCCCTTCAGCCAGGCCAGCGCGGCCGAGCAGCTGCGCGTGAGCGTGGCCATGGGGCTCGCCCTGAACCCGAAGCTGCGCGTGATGCTGATCCGCGACGGCAGCCTGCTCGACAAGAAGAGCCTCGCGATCGTGGCCGAAATGGCCGAGCAGCACGACGCCCAGGTGTGGATGGAGCGCGTCGGCGACGGCGCGGAGGTCAGCGTGGTGATCGAAGACGGCGAGGTGAAGCCGCGCGGCCTGGGCGAGACGATTCGGGAGCAGGTGGGCCCGGAGAACGCGGGCGACTTCACGCCGAAGAAGCGCAAGAAGCGCGAGCTGGTGTAGGGAGCTGGCTGGAACGCCGCAGTCACAAAGCCGGTCGCCCGTGACACAACCACGGGTCCGGCACGCGGAAGGGTAACCAACCGCACCAGGCGTGACAGCCGGGAGAGACCGGCAACCAGCGCACAGGAGAAGCAGGTGGTCAAGGTGAGACAGGTATCGGGCGAGAGGCGCAGGCGCAAGCTCGCGGGGAACCAGGCCGAGATCGAGGCGTACAAGGCCTTCGCCGCGCACCAGCAGCAGACCCGCGGCTGGCATGAACAGGACACCGGCTTCAACCAGGAAGTGAGGCTGGCATGAGTGAGAACAGCAACATCGAGTGGTGCGACCACACATTCAACCCGTGGATCGGTTGCACGAAGGTCGCGCCCGGCTGCGCCAACTGCTACGCCGAGGCGCAGCGCATGCGCTTTGGCAAGGACGAATGGGGCCCGGGCAAGGCCCGCACGCGCACGTCTGAGGCGAGCTGGAACAAGGTCCGCAAGTGGAACCGTCAGGCCCAATGCAACTGCGGCGCTGCTGGCGCTGGTGGCCGTGAATGCGAGTGGTGCGCGAACGGCTGCAAGCGCCCGCGCGTGTTCTGCGCGTCCCTTGCCGACGTGTTCGAGGACCGTGGGGACCTCGACGAATGGCGCAACGACCTGTTTGCCCTGATCCGCGAGACGCCGCATCTAGACTGGCTGCTGCTGACCAAGCGGCCAGATGTAGCGCGGGAGTGGCTCTGTGAGGAATACCAGGGCTACTCGCTGCGCGGCGACCCAGACTATGCCAACCCGCCGTACCCGAACCTCTGGCTTGGCTACAGCGTGGCGTGCCGCAAGGACCTGGAGGGCGTCCGACACCTGCGCGCCGCGCCTGCGGCGGTGCGGTTCCTGTCCATTGAGCCGCTGCTTGAGGCGGTGGATCTGACGCCTTGGCTGGAATGCCGCTGCGACAAGGACGGCAATTGCGACGTATGCCTGAGCGGCGGCCTCGACTGGGTAATTACCGGTGGCGAGAGCGGCCCGAACGCCCGCCCGTGCGACGTGGCGTGGATTCGCGGCATCGTGGAGCAGTGCAAGGCTGCGGACGTGCGCGTGTTCGTCAAGCAGCTCGGCGCGAAGCCCTACGAGCTTGTCGAGAACTACGCCTGTGACGACGACACCTGCCAACGCTGCGGTGGTCGCGGGGAGATTGTCACATGCCCCGACGACATGTGCTACGGCCAAGAAGAGTGCATCCACGGCGACGGCTACAGCACCTGCCCCGACTGTGGCGGCGACGGCCGCGAAGACACCAGAGTCCGTGAGCCGCTGAATCTCAACGACCGCAAGGGCGGCGACCCGTCTGAATGGCCAGAAGATCTCCGCGTGCGCCAGTTTCCGGGGGCCAAGTCATGAGCAAGCCGACCTACGAGCAGCTTGTGGCCGCCCTCGACATGGCTCTGGACATGAGCCTGATGCAGGAGCCGCTGTTCATCGCCAACCACGGCCGCACGTATATCGAGGCGGGCCAGGAGATCGGCGAGTTGCTGAGCGCCGCGAACGGTGAGGCCGCCCGTGGCTAACGCCCACCACCTCAAGACGCAGACCGGCGTGTTCCGCGCTACATGGCGGGGCGACAAGCTCTACGAGATCCGCCAGGAGGATCGCCCCGCGCCCTTCGAGGTCGGCGACACCGTGGTCCTGCGTGAGTGGAGCCACAGCCTCGGCTTCACCGGCGCCGCCATCGTCGCCGAGATCACCGTCTTCAGCCGCGACGCTTGGGGCCTGCCAAAGGGGCTGGTGGTGTTCGGCATCCGAATCATCGAGCTCGTGAACTACGCCGAGCCGCAGAACCTGCCGCCCCAGACCTACGAGGTGAAGGCATGAGCAACACCGCAACCATCCAGCGGCGCAGAGTCGCGGCCAAGGAGCGGCTGGGGCTGGTGACGATCCACGGCGAGGACTGGCAGATCGTGGACATCGGCATGCGCGAGCTGACCCCGCGCGAACTGGCCCGCTGCCAAGGCTTCCCCGACGACTACATCCTGACCGGCACGAAAACATCACAGGTCGCGCGCATCGGTAACAGTGTCTGTCCGCACGTGGTTGAGGCTCTGGTGCGGGCAAACGTGGAGGTTGCATGAGCGCCGCTGTGATTCTCAAGGCCCTGCGTGCCACGCGGTTCCGGTTCCGGGATGAAGCCGGGCTGCAGAAGGCCGTGGATGAGCTGCTGTTCCTGTTGTTCGGCGGTGGCCACCGGCGCGAGGTCCAGACCGGGAAGGGGCGCATCGACTTCGCCCACGGCTCTGTCGCGATCGAGCTGAAGGTGGATGGCTCGACCAACGAGGTGCGTCGTCAATTGAAGCGTTACGCGGAGCTGGAGTGGGTCGAGGAAATCATCCTCGTCACCGCCTGCGCGAAGCACGTCATGCCGCAGAGCCTCCATGGCAAGCCTGTCCACGTGGTGAGGGTATGCGCACTGTAGGCAAAATCTGGATGCAGAGCGGCACCTGGGTGATCGACGCCGAGCCCCATGTGATGATCCGCGCCAAGCGCTTGTTCAGCGGCAGCTACGTCCGCGCGGAGCAGGTGCGCGTCACCCACACAGGCGAGATCGCTGTGGACCTGATGTGGTTCATGGAGCGCTTCCCGCTCGAGATGGACGAGCGCGAGCGCCGCTTCATGGCCTCCGCCGCTTCGGAGGCGCTGAAGCGCGTCGAGGACACTCACGCGCTGCTCAGCGGCGCCCGCAAGGTCGCGCCCGCGCGCGCGCTGGAAAAGCCCCTGCGCCCGTACCAGGAGACTGCGGTCGGCTTCTGGCAGCTCAACGCGCGCTGCCTGTGCGCCGACGACCTGGGCGTGGGTAAGACGGTGCAGGCAATCGGGGGGATCGCGCAGGGGCTCACGCCCGCGGCCGTGGTGGTCCCGACGCACATCCAGCGCCAGTGGAAGGCCAAGTTCGCCGAGTTCGCGCCCTGGCTGAACGTGCACATCGCGCGAAAGGGCAAGCCGTACAAGCTGCCCCAGTTCGCCAACGGCCTCGAGCTGCGCGGCACGCGCACCGGCGAGCGCTGCCACGTTCTGGTCCTGAACTACCACAAGCTGGCCGGCTGGGCGCCCTTCCTGGGCGAGTGGGCCAACGCGATCGTCTACGATGAAGTCCACAACCTTTCCAGTCGCGGCACCGGCGAGAAGACCTCGCTGAAGTACGACGCCGCCTGCCTGCTCGCGCGTGGCCAGCGCCCGATCCTCGGCATGAGCAACACGCCGATCCGCAACTACGGCGGTGAGATGTACAACGTGCTGACCGTGCTGGGCCTACACAAGCACATCGGCAGCCGCGAGGAGTTCAAGCGCGAGTGGTGCAAGGAGTCCTGCGGCAACGGTGAGCCGCCCCTGAAGAGCCCCGAGGCCTTCGTCTCGTGGCTCAAGAACGCCGGCCTGATGCTGCGCCGCACGGCGCGCGACTGCGGGCTGCCTGTGCACGAGCCCGAGGTGATCCCCTTCGAGGTGGACAGCGACCCGGCGGCGCTCGAGGCCGTCAACGACGCCGCCGAGGAACTGGCCCGCCTGATCCTGCGCGAGGGCGAGTCCCGCCGCGGCGAAAAGATGCAGGCCGCCAGCGACCTCGACTGGCGACTGCGCCAGGCCACCGGCATCGCCAAGGCGCCTTACGTCGCCGAGCTGGTGCGCATGATCGTCGAGTCGGGCGAGAAGGTGGTTGTCGGCGTCTGGCACCGCGAGGTCTACACCATCCTGGAGAACCGCCTGCAGGGCATCCGCTGCGTGCGTTACAGCGGCAGCGAGTCGCCTGCGCAGAAGGAAGCGGCCAAGGCCGAGTTCTGCAAGGGCGGTGCGCAGGTGTTGCTGCTCAGCAACCGCAGCGGCGAAGGCCTCGACGGCCTGCAGTACGCCAGCCACATCGGGGTGTTCGCCGAGCTCGACTGGTCGTGGACCGCCCACAAGCAGTTCATGGGGCGCCTTGCCCGCGACGGCCAGCAGCACCGCGTGCTGTTCTACTTCCCGCACACCGACGACGGCAGCGACCCGGTCATGGTCCAGACCCTTGGCATCAAGCGCGACCAGGGCGAGCGGCTGATCAACCCGGACGCGCCCGCGGTCGAGATGATGCAGGTGGACAAGGACCACATCCGCAGCCTCGCCATGAACTGGCTTGAGCGAAAGGGAAAGCTGGAGGTTGTGAATGCCTGACTGGCGCAAGACCGCGAAGCTTTACGACGTGCACGCCGGCGGCGAGTGCCCCGGCTGCCGCACTGTGCAGACACCAGAGAACGCGAGGCCGGCCAATGGCTGAGAAGCCCCCATATTTCCCGATGTACCCCAAAGACCTCATGGGTGACGACCTGGTCCGCGTCATGGACACCATGGAGTTCGGCGCCTACGTCCGCCTGCTGTGCGCGGCATGGGTCGCCACACCGGCATGCACCGTGCCCGACGACGACACCGAGCTTGCCCGACTGGCTGGCCTGTCAAACGCACAATGGAACCGTGCAAAAAGCCGCGTGATGCGCCCTTGGAAACGGTTGAAAAATGGTCGCTGGGTGCAGCCCCGGCTGATGAAAGAATTTCGTCGCGTGGCCAAGCAAAAAGCTAGCAAGATTGAGGCAGGTCGGAAGGGGGGTCTCGCCAAAGCCGCCAGACAAGCGGATTCCCAGCCTAGCACAGCTAGCCCTGTGCTACAGCATCCAAAGCCATATCCAAAGCCAGAGCCAAAGCCAAATCCAGAGCCAGAAGATTTGGATTTGGAATCCCCCAACCCCCTTTCCGGCGACTGGCAGCTCGAGCTCGCGCGCGGGCTGTCCGGTTACGCCCGCGAGAAAGCCGGCTTGGCTTTGGAATTTCAAAAGCTCACGGAGTTGGCTTTGGAGTTTGGCTGGCCCGAGGTCACCCAGGCCCTTGAGCACCGTGCGAGCATGAAGCCTCACAGGCGCTGGCGCGGCAAGGGTGGGCAGCCGGTGGCCAACAAGATCGGCGTGCTGGTGAACACGGTAAAGGCCTTCGCATCCGGCAACGGGCCGGACAACGAGGGTGATGTCGAGACGTACCAGGAGTGGCGAGCGCGGCGTGAGGCCGAGATCGGGGCGTTGCGATGAACATTGACACGTCAACACAGGAGACAGGCATGGATATCGACAACCTGACAATCGGCGATGCCAAACGGCTCGCGGCCATGTTCGGGGGCCAAAGCCCGGACAACAAACCGCATCCGGCAACCGGCCAATTCGTGATCGTTCGCAGTCGGAACGCAGGCGTGCACACCGGGACGCTGGTGGCCGCTGATGGCCAGAACGTCACGCTGGCTGACGCGCGCAGGCTCTGGCGCTGGCGCGGCGCGAACACACTCAACGAGGTCGCCGTAAAGGGCGTGTCGAGCGACTGGACGCGGCTGAGCGAGCCGGTGCCTATCATCCACATCACGGAGTCGTGCGAGATCATTCCGGTCGAACCGGCTGCACGCCCGAGTCTGGAGCGATCCCAATGGCCGAGCTAACCGACCACTACGGGTCCGGGTCCGGGTCCGGGTACGGGTACGGGTACGGGTACGGGTACGGGTACGGGTACGGGTACGGGGACGGGGACGGGGACGGGTACGGGGACGGGGACGGGGACGGGTACGGGTACGGGTACGGGAACGGGGACGGGGACGGGTACGGGAACGGGGACGGGTACGGGTCCGGGTCCGGGTACGGGTACGGGTACGGGTACGGGGACGGGGACGGGTACGGGTACGGGTACGGGTACGGGGACGCATGAGCCTCACGGTCATCACCTGGTTTGACCTGCCGCTGGCCTGCCGGCCCGGGCACCCGCAGCGGCGCAGGCCGACGCTGGACGAGGTCAAGGCGGCCGTGGCCGCCGTCGAGAAACGCGAACGCGAGCACGCGAAGTGGGCGCAGGCCCGCGCGAACCGGAGGACGGTATGAACAAGCGCATGGAGGCTCTGGAGGCCGAGAACGCCAAGCTCAAATCCCGCCTGGCAGGCGCGACCACCGCCATGGCCTGCAAGCGCTGCGGCATGGGTGAGCGGCCACGCTACATGGTCAGCGGTCTGTGCACGGCGTGCGCGCGGGCTTACGTAGCGAAGTTGGAGGCGCTGGCCAATGCGGCCATCAAGTTCGACGACCGCGCGAGCGCAGAGCACGGATGCAATACAGACGCCTGGCCCGAACACAGGGAATTGTTCGAGGCGCTGGATGCCTGCCGCGCCGACATCAAGGCCGCAAACCGCGACGGGAAGGGGGCTTGACGTGTCAACTCTGACCCGCATCATCAACGGTGTGCCGGAGCTTGCCCCCGGCCGCGTGCTGACGTTCGACGTGGCCGGTGAGCCGATCATGCAAGGCAGTATGCGCAGCTTCGTGGACCCGCGCACGCTCAAGGTCGTCACCAAGCCAGACGACAAGCGGCTCAAGCCCTGGCGCAAGAAGGTGCGCGCCGCCGCCCAGGTGTTCATGAACGGGCGCGCGCCGGTGCCCCGCGACAAGGCCCTGCTGCTGGGTTGCGAGTTCCGGCTCGACCGCGAGGCCGTCACGAAAACCGGGGCGAAACGCGCGGGCGCAGGCCTCGACTGGCCCAGCCTTGGCAGCGACCAGGACAAGCTGGTGCGCGCCATCCGCGACGCCCTGACCGGCGTGGTGTACGTGGACGACAGCCAATGCCTCGGCAGTTCGATTTGTGACGACGGGGGGAAAGTTGTTTGCGCGGTTCCAGATTTCAAACGATGGACGAAACCCGGAGAGGAGCCAGGAGTCACCATCCGGGTCTGCTTGGCGAGCACGGCCCAGAAGGCCCTGCTGGAGTTGTAAACAGTGGCGAATCTCGACGCAGCAACAGCTAGAATGAGCGAGCCTGCGGGTGCTGGAAACACCGCGCAGGCTCTAACCACAACGTCGCAAGGAGACGCCATGGCTGAGGCCATTCAAGACTTGCCCGGTGAAATTTGGAAGCCCGTCGTTGGGTACGAGGGCTGCTATTCGGTGAGCAGTTTCGGTCGCGTCCGTAGCGAGGCGCGCAGGATACTGCACCCGCACAGCGGCAGCAAAAGCCTGCCCACGCGGGTAATCAAGCCCGGGATCGCTTCAAGCGGCTATCCGCTAGTGGTGCTGAATAAGAACGGCAAACGCAAGTCCGCACTTGTCCATCAATTGGTGCTGGAAGCGTTTGTTGGGGCCAGGCCGGAAGCCGCTGAAGCGTGCCATGTGGATGGAGACCGGACCAATACAGCGCTGGCGAACCTGAGATGGGACTCACGCTCTGGGAACATCGCTGACGCAAGGCGGCATGGCACGCACTTCGAGATTCAGCCGCACAGGGGCGAGTCGCACGGAATGGCGAAGTTGACGGAAGAACAAGTGCGAGACATCCGCCAGCGGCGCGCCGCTGGAGAGTCAACGGCTCTGATCGCCGAAAGCCTTGGAATGAATTGCAGCCACATAGCAGGGATTGTGGCGAAGCGAAGATGGAAACATGTGGATTGAGTTGCTGGAAACCTGAGCCGCGGAGCGGCCAAGAAAGGAACAACGATGGCACGCAAGACCAAACCAAAGACCCTGCAGGAACGCGTGGACGAACAGAAGGGCCCGGACATCGAGGAGAACCTCGTGCTGGTGGCCTTCGCGAAACAGAAGGGCAGCGATGTGCAGCCCGGCTACAAGATTCGCCTGCAGGGCTCGCTGCCGGCCACGGCCATCGGCCGCGACGACGAGACCGAAAGCAAGCTGCCGCAGCATGGCATCCTGAAGCTGACCACGCGCAACCTGTTCGACGGCGTGCGCAGCATCACCATGACCGGCAAGCTCAAGCGCCGCTTCGTCGCGGCCAAGAAAGAATCCACAGCGCTCCAGATCTGGGACTTCCGCCTGGCCAACGTGCCGACGCTTGAGCACGCGACCATGCTGCTCGAGCTGGCGCGCGCCAACGGCGACGACATCCAGGCCGCGGTCGAGGTCGAGTTCACCGAGAAGGCCGAGGAGCAGGCGCCACAGGTGAGCAACGGCCCGGAGCTGTTCAGCGACGAAGACGACGAGATCGAGCGCATCAAAAACGGCGACGTGCTCGACGACGACGACGACTTCGACCAGGGCGCTGAGGCCAACGTGCGGCCGGAGACGGTGGCGGCGGGCATGGTCGAGGGCGCCAAGGCGAAGATCCGCAAGGTGGAGTGACGCATTCACGGGGGCCTCTGTAGAGCCCTTGAGCCGAGAAGTGTTCTGTAAGCCGATCCTGCGGGATTGCTGGAAAAACGCTCGGCAACTGCCTCAAGGCTGGTGTTCTTTGACATTTCTGCCGCGTCGATACGAACTCAAGTGTTGACGAGTCAACACGATGCGGCGGAAACGGTGGAGACCACCGGCCTTTGCGGGGTGGATACAGGGGGTGTAAGCGCTGACACAGTGCGCCGACTAGGTGGAGACCACCGGCCTTTGCGGGGTGGATACAGGATAGATGGCGTCTTCGTCGCCATCAGCAGCGGTGGAGACCACCGGCCTTTGCGGGGTGGATACAGGCAAGTCTGCAGACCTAAACGGGAGACAGTGGTGGAGACCACCGGCCTTTGCGGGGTGGATACAGGGGAGTGGATTGCTGGTGCCGGTGCGGAGTGGGTGGAGACCACCGGCCTTTGCGGGGTGGATACAGGCGATACGTTCGATCCAGCGGACGCCGTGAGGTGGAGACCACCGGCCTTTGCGGGGTGGATACAGGCGATACGTTCGATCCAGCGGACGCCGTGAGGTGGAGACCACCGGCCTTTGCGGGGTGGATACAGGGGCAGACAAACAGCAACGCAGCATGGTGGAGACCACCGGCGCGCGAAGAAGGAAAAAACATGAGCGAAAACAGAACAGTCAGGACAGTGAAGTTGCAGATCGTCAAGCCGCTCGACCGCGACTGGAACGCGCTCGGCAAGCTGCTGCGTGACATCCGCTGGCGATGCTGGACGCTCGCCAACGAGTACATCACCCAGCGCGTGATCGAATGGCAGGCCAAGAAATCGGGCGCCTGGACCGGCGTGAAGCTCGAAAGCAAGCCGCTCAGCATCGACCAACTCAACCAGCGTCTCGGCGCGCACCTGCGCGAGCAGGGCGAAGACATCCCCGGCGGCGCTGTGAACGGCTACATCACCGGCGGGCTCAACCAGAAGCTGCAAGCCCTGACACGCGGGCACCACTGGAAGTCCTTCACGCGCGGCGAACGCGCCGTCCCGTTCACGCGCCTGTCCATGCCGATCCCGTTGCGCGGCGGAGAAGGCAAGTTCGAGCCGCTGAGCTACAGCGAAGAGCACAAGGCGTTCCTGTTCCGACCGCGACTGTCGCGCGGCGTGACGCCCGGCGAGCGCGGCGACTTCCCGATGCTGCTGCTCAAGACGCCACAAAAGGACTGGCGCAACTACCAGTGGCTGCACAACCTGGTCACGAACACCGACCACACGGGCGACGATCACGACGGCTGGCGTCAGCGCAGCTTTGAAATTCGCGAGGACGACAACGGCCGTTGGTGGCTCACCATCGCCTACGACCGGCCGAAGCAGGCGGACGGCCGCGAGCGATTGAACACCTGCTACGCGGTGATCGACTACGAAGTGCCGATGACAGCGTACTGCGGCAAGGCGATTCTCAGCGAGACCGACACCGCGCACCTGGGCCATCGGATCAAGTCCATGCGCTTCGGCATCGACCGCAGACGCCGGGCCATCCAGCATGGAGGGCGCAAGGGCCACGCTCGCGACGGCCACGGCCGCGACCATAAGCTCGCGCCGACGGAAGCCCTGCGCCACCGCTTCGACCGGACGCAGACGCAGATCAACCGGGCGCTGGCGAAGATGCTGGTCAAGTTCGCGATCGACAACGACGCGGGGACCATCGTGCTGGAGGACACGGCCACGCTTCAGGACGAGCTGCGCGGCACGTTTCTCGGCAACAACTGGCGCTACCACGACCTGCACACGTTCGTCGAGCAGCACGCGGACGACCATGGCCTGGCGGTTGAGTACGTCGACGCGGATGCGATGGAGGCTGGGTGCGGCTACAGGCGGCGGGCGACAGCAATGGCGAAGGTGAACTGATGCAACGGACGGGCGAGGCGACTGTGAACCCGAACTTCTGCGCCGAGCGCGCAGCGGTAAAGACGTCGAGCAGGCGCCTCGCCTGTCAGCCGGCGCACGGGCTGGACGTGGTCTGGACGCTGCACGCGGCACGGCGGGTAATCGAGCGCAAGCTGGACCCGTCGGATGTACTGCACGCGCTGCACGTCGGTCTCGCGCGCGGCATGTTCCGGCACACGTGCAAGTTCGCCCTGGGCAAGGTGCTGGTGGTGGCGGAGATCAAGGAGCTCAGCCTGGTGGTGATCACCGTGGCGCGCAGGAAGCGCAAGGGCATCCGACGGAACGAGAAGGCGAGGCGAACATGAGTGTCTTCAAGGTCAACACCGGCGCGAAACGTGGAACTCGCGTGGAGTCGCGCAACTTCTACATCCAGTTCAACGATCACAGGGGCATCCGCCGGCGCGTCGCGGCATTCCCATCGAGGCGCGAATCAGAGCTGCTAGAGCAGGTGATCGAGTCGTTGGTGGCATGCCGTTGCGTAGATGCACACCCCACACCCGAGCAGATGCGCAAGATACAGCTGATGCCGCGCAAGGTGTACCGGCGCCTGGTCGAGTTTGGAATCATCGAAGACTACCTGAAGAGCGCGCCAAAGCAGGAGCCAGTCGGCAAATACCTAGACACATGGGGAGGGCATCGGAGGTCGAAAGGAACGTCGGAGCAGACGGTCAAAACAGACCACACCCGGATCGTGAGGATTCTCGCGCGGGCAGGCGTGGGTGTTCTGACCGACATCAGCAGGAAGGCCGTAAGCGCTGCGGCCGAAGAGCTGCGCGCCGAGTTGAATCTCAGCGACCAGACCCACAACCACGGGCTGGCCGCGTGTAAGGCTTTCACCCGCTGGTGCGAAGCGGAGGGCTTGGTCGAACTGGACCCGCTTCGTGCAATTCAAAGGTGCAGAGTGACGAGGCGCATGCAGCGGCGTCCCCTGACCCACGCGGAGCTCATGAAGCTGATAGCTACAACTTCCCAAAGAGGTGAGTCGTGGGGGATGACTGGCGAGTCCCGCGCGCTGCTCTACGAAACAGCAGCGCGCACAGGTCTCCGAGCACGCGAGCTGCGGGAGTTGGCATGCGAAAACCTGAGGTACGATTGCGACGGTGCATGGCTGGTTCTGCGAACCGGCAGACGCATTCCACTCCGTGGGTCGACTGCGGAAGCGTTGCGCAGGCACACAAGAGGGCAGCCTGCCGATGCGTTGCTGTTTCGTCGCATGCCTCCCAGCACCCACACGGCCGAGATGCTGCGCGCGGACCTGGAAGCAGCTGGGATTCCGGCCAAAACGACTGCTGGGTGCGTTGATTTCCATGCGCTGCGCGAGACGTTCGTGGCGTCCCTGTGCGCTCTGCCAGGCCTCAACGCTGAGGCCCGACAGCAACTGGTTCGTGTTGGAGCCCCACGAGGCGCCAGCAGGCTTGCCGACCTCAGCGAGTTGCGCAGGGCGGTGGAGTCATTCCGGCCACTATAGATCAACGGTTCATCGTGGCAGGCGAGCAGCACTGAACAGAAAGGGACACACGTGGCAGGTTCAATCATCAGCGAGTACGCCGAACACCGCCCGTTCAGGGGCAAGGACGCGCTGGAACGCGCGGGCGCATGGATCCGCGAGGGAACGGAAATCGTCCACGAGGGGGCGTGGAAATACAGGTGCGTCGGCGGCTCGCTGCTGTCGGGCGAAGGTGGATGGATCGTGATGGCCACCCGCAACTGGGTGTACAAGCAGGAGTCTGACTGTACATGAACAACATCCCGAAATCGGAGCTGTGGGTGGGGCTTAAAGCGGCGGCGGCGGCCTTCGGCGTGAAGGTCACGGCCCTGCGCACGGCGTGCAAGTCCGGCGCGGTGCCCACGCGCAGGCTGTCATCCGGCGGCTACGGCGAGGTGCCCGCGCTCATGGTGCGCCTGGCCGACGTCGAGAGCTGGGCCCAGGCCAACGCCGGGCTGCTGCCCGGTCGCCCCGCGAAGTCGGCGCAACTGCTGGCGCGCATCCGCTCAGGGGCAGCGAGCGGCGAGACCGGCCTGGTCGAAACTCTCTGCACCGAGCTTGGCATGACGCGCGGCGCCGTGCTGCGAGCCTGGCAGCGTGAGTGCAGACGCGACTCCGGTTTCCCGCGTCGCGACCCGGCAACGGATGGAGCAGTGCCCGCCGCGAAAATCTCGGATGAAAAGTTGTCGCGCGAGCAGAAAAAATCAGGGCCATGGGAAAACACCGTAAAACTTCCGAGCCCGAGCAGCCTGCTGAAGGCAATCAGGTCCTCTGGGCTCTCGGCGAACAGTCTAAGCTTCTGAGCGAGCTGCGCCGCTACGCCGTCGAGTTCGCGGACGCAAACCCGGACATCCTGCAGGCGCAGGAGTTCGCGCAGCAGGTGCGCAAGGCGACCAGCGCCCTCAACGACGCGACGCACGCCTTCCGCCAGACGCTGGGCATCACGGCGCGGGAGGCACGGGAAGCAGCCGAGCGCGAGACCCGCCAGTACCACGACGCCATGCGTCCCGACGTTGTCGAGGTGTAGCCATGGCCAGGACCGGCCGACCGTCGAAGTACACACGCCAGCTCGCCGCGAGGATCTGCGAGCAGGTTGCCACCACGGAGCACGGGCTTGCCACGATCCTGAAGGCCAGGGGCATGCCGCACTACGCCACGGTCATGCGCTGGCTGAACGTGCACGCGGATTTCCGCGACATGTACACCCGCGCGAAGGAAGAGCAGGCCGACCTGATGGCGGACCGCATCGTCGAGATCGCCGACGGCGCGAGCCCGGAAGACGTGCAGGTGGCGCGGTTGCGGGTGGACGCCCGCAAGTGGGCGGCGGCCAAGCTGAAGCCGCGCAAGTACGGCGAGCGCGTGACGCAGGAAGTCAGCGGCGTGGGCGGCGCGCCGATCGAGGCGACCGTCAACCTGAGAGGCGAACTTGACCAGCTCACGGACGAAGAGCTCGAGGCGCGCTTCCGGGCCAAGCTCGCCCAGCGCGGGCGCCGAGCCCCGTGAGGCCGGCTGGCCGCCGGACCACCGGAAGGTCTGGCGCGAGCGCGACGAGCGGCTTGACGAGATCCGCGCGGACCCGGAGCTGGTGGAGTTCTACCGCGCCACGTACGCCCGCGACCCGCTGCTGTTCATCCGCCACTGGTGCGTGACGTTTGACCCGCGCCGCAAGCCCGCGCTGATGCCCTTCGTGCCCTTCCCGCGCCAGGCGGAGTGTGTTCAGTGGATGCACGAGCGCTACCTGCGCCGCGAGAACGGGCAGGTCGAGAAGGCGCGCGACCTCGGCGTCACCTGGCTGATCGACTACTTCGCGACCTGGCTGTGGCTGTTCGTGCCCGGCGCAAAGGTGGGCATCGGCTCGCGCAAGGCGCTGCTGGTGGACCGCATCGGCGACCCGGACAGCATCTTCGAGAAGATCCGCATCAACCTGCGCTATCTGCCGCCGGAGCTGCTGCCGCGCGGCTTCGACGCCGCGCGCGACGCCCCCTCCATGCGCATCGTCAACCCGGAGACGGGCGCTGCCATCACCGGAGAGGCCGGCGACCAGATCGGCCGCGGCGGCCGCAGCACCGTGTACTTCCTGGACGAGGCGGCGTTCATCGAGCGCCCCGAGCTGGTGGACGCGGCGCTCAGCCAGAACAGCGACAGCATCATCGAGGTCAGCACCGTCAACCCGGGCGCGGTGGGGGGTCCGTTCCACCGCAAGCGCAACCGCACGGCCGGCACGCCCCGCCTGTTCGAGTTCGACTGGCGCGACGACCCGCGCAAGGGGCCTTCGTGGTACGCCGACCAGCAGCAGCGCAACGACGCGGCCGTGATCGCCAGCGAGATCGACCGCAACTGGGAGGCCGACGCGGACAACGTGGTGTGCCCGGCCGCCTGGGTGCGCGCGGCCCGAGAGCTGAGCCTGAAGGGCAGCGGCAAGCGCATCGGCGGCGGCGACGTGGGCGGCGGCAGCGACCTCAGCGTGCTGGTGGTGAAGCACGGCCCGCGCGTCGAGATGCCGCTGGCCTGGACCGACCCGGACGTGATCAACACCGGCCAGGAGTTCGCCGAGCTGAGCCGGCTGCACCGGGTGGAGCTGCTGAACTACGACGTGTTCGGCATCGGCAGCGGCGTGATGGCGACGCTCAAGCGCATCCCGGGCGTGCGCGCCAACGGCATCAACGTCGGCCAGCCACCCACGGAGCGCGTGTGGCCCGACGGCAAGCGCAGCCGCGAGAAGTTCCTGAACCTGAAGGCGGAGCTGTGGTGGCTGATGCGCGACGCCCTGCAGCGCACCTTTGAGCACGTGAGCTGGCTCGAGAGCGGAGGAACGCGCGGGCGCAAACACCCGCCCGAGGACCTGCTCAGCCTGCCCGCGGACGATGCGCTGTGCAGCCAGCTGAGCACCGTGCGCTGGCACCGCACGCCGGCGGGCAAGATCCAGATCGAGACCAAGGACCAGCTGCTCAGGCGCGGCGTGAAGAGCCCAGACCGCGCCGACGCCCTGGTATTGTGCTTTGCCCCCACAGCGCAAGAGATTAGAGTGAGTACCGTGAGAGGACTCTACTGATGCAATCCCTCAAACACCCGGTTTCAGGCAGGCCGCTGACCGTGATCGACAGCGCGGCGGACTGCCCTGACAACCCTGACGTCGTCCTCCTGCGCCGGGACTGGAAGCCGGCCGAAGACGACTTTTACATCGACGGATGGGAAGGGCTCAGGGTGACAGCCAGGTGCGATATCCGGGAGTTTGTGGCGGCAGGCGGTTCCCGCGAGGATTTCCACCTTGGCAAAGCAACTGTTCCCGCCCAACTCCGCAAAGCGCTTGAAACGCTGACCCAGGATCAGGTCGACCACCATTACCGCCATCGCTTGCCCGCCAAGCCACCGGTTGGTTTCTTCGAGGCGTAGCGCCTTTCGCCCGCCGCCAGCCTTCTAACCCTGTCGCGCGCGCTTGCACACTTCGCGCATGGCCGACAGCGACCAGCGGTTCTTTCACGACACTTACAACCTGCGCAAGGCGCAGTTCCAGAAGCTGCGTGACTGCTTCGAGGGCCAGGACGCCATCCGCGAAGGCGGCACCACCTACCTGCCGCGCCCGGGCGGCATGCCCAGCGACGCCAGCGGCGACACCATGTACGCGGCATACAAGGGCCGCGCCACCTACTACCCGGTGCTTGAGCGCACCCTGCGCGCGCTGCTGGGCATCGTGTTCCGCGTGCTGCCCAGCGTGGACCTGCCCGAGAAGCTCAAGTACGTGATGGACGGCGTCACCAGCGACGGCGAGGGCCTGATCGAGAGCCTGCGCCTGAGCGTGCTGGAAACGCTGCACATGGGCCGCCACGGCCTGCTGCTCGACCTGCCGCGCGCCGAGGCCTCGGGCGCGCACCCCTACATCGCGCACTACCAGGCCGAGGACATCACCGACTGGGCAGAGACGGTGCAGGACGGCGCCAAGGTACTGACCATGGTGATGCTTCGCGACGCCGCCAATGAGGGCGACGGCCGCGACATCGAGCGCTTCAGGGAGCTGCGCCTGGTCGACGGCGCTTACGTCCAGCGCTGCTGGGTGTGCCGCGCCGGCAAGGGCGGACTCGCGCCGCTCGGCGAGCCCGAGACCGTCGTGCCGCTGATCGCCGGCAAGCCGCTGCCGTACATCCCGTTCTGGTTCGTCGGGCCTTACGGCAACCGGCCGTCCCTGCAAAAGTCGCCGATGCTCGACATCGCAAACGTGACCATCGACCACTACCAGGTAAGCGCCGACTGGCGGCAGGCCCTGCACATGCTGGCGCAGCCGACGCCGTACCTGATCGGCGACATCGACGAGAAGCAGATCCCCAAGCGCATCGGCGCGGGCGCGTTCTGGGTGCTGCCCTCAACCGTCCAGCGCGTGGACATGCTGGAGTACAGCGGCGTCGGCGTCGGCAGCCTCGAGGCCGCGCTTGACAAGATCGAGAACACGGCCGCTGGCCTGGGCGCGAAGCTGATTCACCGGGGACGCCAGCCGGAGACGGCCGAGGCCGTGCGCACCAAGGCGCGCGACGAGCTGAGCGTGGTCGAGACCACAGTGATGAGCGTCGAGGACGCCTACCGGGGGCTGCTGCGCACGGCGGCGGAGTGGCAGGGCCTTGACCCGTCAACGGTCGGCTTCGGCATGGACCGCGACTTCATCGAGGAGCGCATCGACTCGGGCATGCTGGCGGCGCTGATCAAGGCCTGCTTCGACGACAAGGCGATCAGCCGCCCGGTGTACCACGCCAACCTGCAGCGCGGCGGCATCGTGCCGACCAGCCGCAGCATCGAGGACGAGATCGCAGACGGTGCGACCGGCGAGAAGAAAGCGGGCGAGGCTGCAGGCGGCAGCAAGCAGGCGGCAGACCCGGCGGATGATCCACAGGCGACGCCGGAAGCCGACCCCGCCGACGGCGTCGAAGCCGTGGCCGACACGGCGCTCAACGGCGCACAGGTGCAGGCCCTGCAAGGCGTGGTCCAGGCCGTGGCCGACGGGCTGCTTCCGCGCGAGGCCGCGAAGATCCTGATCCGCAAGGCCTTCCCGAGCTTCAGCGACGACGAGGTGGCCAAGATGATCGACGACGCCGAGAAGTTCGAGCCGGCCCGCACGGAGGCGCCATGACCTTCCGCGAGGCGCGAGAGGCGATCCGCTGTGAGGCCGAAGCCATGGGCATGACGCTCACGGCCGCCGAAGAGCGCGAGGCCGCGCGCCGCATGGTGCGGGAGTGGCGCGAGAGACACCCCGAGCCGCGCGGCGACTTCGAAGCGCCGGATTTCAGCGCGGCAGCCGTGACCCGCAAGCTGGAAGCGAACGAACTGTAGCGCGCACAGGCGCGCTGTCTTGCCCGGTCGAGCCGGGCGGTGCAGCCCCCGAGGGGCGAAGCGAAGGAGCAGACGATGGAATGGTGGCAGATTCGAAATCACGCAGGCGACGCGCTGTTGCCCAAGCACGCGACCATGTTCGAGGGCGAAGGCGGCGGTGAAGGCGGCGGGGGAGGCGGCAGCTTCGATCCCAAGAGCGTGCCGCAGGAGTGGCTGAACGCCCAGGTGCAGAACGCGATCGCCAAGGCCACGGGCGGCAAGGGCCTCGACGGCCTGCTGAACAACAACAAGGAATTGCTCAGCGAAAAGAAGCGCCTGCAGGAGGAGTACCAGAGCCTGCAGGAGAAGCTGAAGCCCCTGGGCGACCTTGACCAGGCGACCGAGCTGTTCAAGAAGTTCAACGACGACGAAGAGCTCAAGCTGTTCAAGGAGGGCAAGGTCGACGACCTCGTGAAGCGCAAGACCAACGAAATGGTCAAGCGCCATCAGAAGGACATCGAGGAGTGGCAGCGCAAGGACAGCCAGCGCGAGCAGCGCGAGAAGACGCTGATGCAGCGCCTGCAGGCGGCCACCATCGACCGCGAGCTGACCGAGGCCGCGGCCAAGGCCGGCGTGCACAAGTCGGCAATCCCCGACCTGATCAACCGCGGGCGCGGCGTGTACCGGCTGGAGGAATCCGGCGACGACTTCCAGATGATTCCCAAGGACGCCGAGGGCCAGATCATTTTCGGCAAGGACGGCAAAACGCCGCTCTCGCCTGAGGAGTGGGTCGAGAGCCTGAAGGACAGCGCCCCGCACTTCTTCCCGGGCAGCAGCGGCGGCGGAGCAACGGGCGGGCCGGGCAAGGGCGGGGGCAGCGCGATCGTGCTGCCGCGCAACCACTCGCAGGCCGAATTCGAGGCGGCCTACGCGCAGGCGCGCAAGGAAGGCAAGGAGCTGAAAATCGCGGCAAGCTGAAAAAGTTCTTGCGCGCGACAAATCGCACGGGTACTAATCCCGGCATCAGCTTGACCTGTCAAGGCGGGTGACCCGCGGGCAGCGCAGGCAACATCTTCCGGGTATGGCCAGAGGCTCCGGTAACCAGGGAAACCTAACCGGAGCCTTTTCATGAGCAACACACTCGCCAACTACGACATGACCCTCGCTGCCCGCTCAGCCCTGATGTGGCTGAAGAACAAGAAGGGCATCGTGAAGGCGGTGTCCCGCCAGGCCGAGATCGAGCGCCAGAGCTCGTTCGAGCAGGGCCAGACGATCAACCTGCGCCGCAGCACGCTGTTCGGCGACGCCGAGACCTTCGTCGCCGGCACCGGCACCACGGCCGAGGACATCAAGGGCCAGAACGTCAGCCTGACGCTGGATCAGCATTTCGAGAAGAAGTTCACCGTCAGCGACCGCGAGCTCGCCTACGGCACCGAGCGCCTGATCCAGGAGCACATCGGGCCGGCGGTTGACCGCGTCGCCGACAAGATCGAGGCGAGCATCTACGCCCTGGGCCACTACATCGGCCCCTGGGCGCTCGCAAACCAGAGCGGCGCGCAGAACATCATCGCGGCCAGCCGCAAGGTGTTGTTCGAGAACGGCTGCCCGATGGACGAAAACATCATGTGCGCCGTCGACCCGTCGCTGGAGAACACGTTCATCACCGACGCAATCTGGCACCAGGCGCAGATCGCCGGCCAGGGCGCGAACCAGACGCTGATCGACGCCAGCCTGGGCCGCCGCTTCGGCGTGAACTTCTTCGCCAGCCAGCTGGCGTACCGCAACATCGCCCAGCAGACCGCGACGCTCGCCGCCGCGGCAGGCACCGGCGACCGTGTGGGCGCGGCCAACGCCACCTACGACGTGAACACGTCGAGCAGCATCGTCATCAAGGGCCTGACCAACGCCCAGACCGTGGGTGTCAACGCCGACACCATCACCTTCGCCGGCGACCCGACGGTCTACCGCGTCACCAGCGTGGGCGGCGCGGTCGGCAGCAACATGGTCACCATCGGCATCTTCCCGGCGCTGCGCAAGCCGCTGGCCGAGGACACCGTCGCGACCTTCGGCCTGCGCGAAGGCATCCAGGACGCGGCTGCCGGCACGGTGGAGAACCTGATGTTCCACCGCGAGGCGCTCGGCCTGTGCATGGCCCCGCTGCCGAGCATCGGCGACGGCATGGGCGCTCGCGTGGCCAGCGTGGTCGACGAGCAGACCGGACTGAGCCTGCGACTCCGCATGTGGTACGCGGGCGCCGCGGGCCTGGTGAACGTGGCCGTTGACGCGCTGTGGGGTGTGGCGGTGCTGAACCCCATGCTCGCCTGCCGCATGCTGCGAGCTCAGAGCTAAACCATCGGGGGCCCGTCTTCGGGCGGGCCCCTCCGCTCTGCACCCCGCGGGGTTCGCAGCGGAGGAGATCCCGGTGGCAAAGACCAGCATCAAACAGGTTGCAGGCGGCTACCCCGGCGTCTCCGGGGACACGCACCGCGCGTACCGCTTCAACGGCACCAACGACGGCTCGCAGAACGACGACCTGTCGATCGTGGCGCCCGAAGGCGCGGAGTGGTTCGCCATCGAGGACAACGCCAACGCGCTCGCCTACGAGGTGCACAGCGCGGCGGCGGCGGGCGTCGAGGCGCTCACCTCGCGGCGCCTGCTGGCAGCCAGCGGCCAGATGTCGCTGATGCCGGTCAAGGCCGGCGAGTTCATCAACATCAGCGACCAGGCCAACACGGCAGTCGGCGCGTTCACGCTGATCTTCGAGGGCGGGACGCACCTGCCGCGCGGCGTCGCCAACCTGACGGTCTCCGATCCGGGGGCCTGATGAGCCGCAACCGCAACAGAAACCGCAACGGCAGATCCGCCCAGCGCGCGGCGGCGGGGGGTGGCGGTGCATACCACCCCGACGATGACCTGTTGGGCTGGGAACTGTATAGCATCGCGGAAGATGACGACTTCACGCTCGACGGCACGACCGGAAACATCGAGGTGTGGGCGAATCGTGGCACGGCGGACGTTGAGTGGCGGCAGGCTACCGATGACTACCAGCCGGAGGTTGCCACCGTGGGCGATTTCAAAGCGGTGGATTTCAGCGCAGCCACAAGCAAATCCATGCTGACCCGGAATCGTGCGAACAACGCGAACGTGAATCGCACGGTGTTCATGGGAAACAGCACGGGCATCGCGTTGATCGTCGGCAGAGTTACGGCGTTCGCGAATCACAACAGCACCAACCAGCACCTGCATCCAGCCCTGTTTGACTGCTCTAGTGGCGGTGTCGGGATGTACGTTTCAAACCGCACCGACCTGAGCAACCAAAAGACCCTCGCGTGTCTCAAGTGGGCGGCAACGCCCGTGCTGCTGGAGATCGCGCAGGACGACATCTTTGTCGCGGCGATCCGGATGCAGGCCCCGTCAAACGTGGATATGCAGGGGTCTCTGAACGGTGGTGCGCCGTCAACGCAAGAAAACGTCGGTGCTCTGGCCTACGATGCGTTGATGCACCTAGGGCGCAACGTAACGAGCGGGGCAGACGGATTCACGGGGCAGATTCTGCTGACAGCGTTCCACGAGGCGGGCATGAGCGCGGAGGATATGGCCGCAATCGCTGGCCGCATCGCAAGTTACTACGGGGCCGCGTAAGGGGGCAACCAATGGCTGGCAACAAAAAGACCCGCAAGGTCAGGCGCGACACCGGAGACGTGCCGGTCACAATCTGGAAGCGCCTGCGCGACAACCCGGCGCTGATCCTTGCCATTGCCGGATTCTTCGGCCTAGGCGGCGAGCAGGTTCGCGGGCTGCTGGAGGCCGACGTGCCGGGCTACGTTGCAGCCATCATCGCGGGCGCGTTGCCGCTCGCCTACGCCACCGGGCGCTGGGCCAAGTCGCAGCTTGCCGTGCAGCGTGAGATGGTTGAGACCGTGAAGGGCCTGCGCGAGGACGTGTCCGACATGCGGGCGGCACTCGACAACGGCGCCGAGCAATTCAGCGAGCACCGGGATCTGCTGACCGACCACGGGGACCGGCTGGACGAGCTGGAGGCGTGGCAGCAGGCGTACATCGAAAAGGCGCGGCGCGAGACAGGGCAGGTGAAGCCGTGAACAGCCTGCCCGTCGAGGCGCGCGTAGCGATCGGCCTTGCGGTCCTGGCTGCCGTGGTGCTGCTGTTGGTGGCGCTCAGCCGCGCGCTGGACCGTCTCTCCTGAACTTGTCGCGCCCGCGCCTACGGTGACCCCACAAGCGCAAAGGCGCAACCACGGAGGTCAACCCATGAAACCGCTTCCCATTCTGCTGCTCACGTTCGCGCTCTGCGCGGCGATCATGCTGCCCGGCTGCGCGCTGTTCGGCCCCAGCGTCCAGAAGGCGCAGGAGGTCGCCGAGAAGCGGCAGGACCTGCTGAACCAGGCGGCCACCAACTTCGAGGCCGCGGGCAAGGAACTCGAGGCCCTGATCAACGAGTACAACACGGCCAAGGCCACCGGCGACACCACGGCCATCGAGGCCATCGAGCAGGTATTGCCGAGTGCCGTGGCCAAGTACAAGGCCGCCGAGGATGCCTACAAGAGCGCGCTGGACGTGTACCAGGCCGCCGTGCAGGACTTCAAGGACGCCAAGAGCACGAGCGATTACCTCGGCACCGTGTTCGGCTGGATCACGGCCGGGCTCGGTGCGGTGTTCGGCGGCGGGGCCATGGTCGGCAGGGCCAGGGCGCGTGAGGCGGTGGAAGGCGTGACGGCCGCGCTTGAAAAGACCAAGGCCGACCCGGCCAAGTGGCCCGAGGCCCGCACCAGCATGCAGGCCAGCCTGAGCACAGCCGCGCTGAAGATCATCGACAAGCTGCGACCGTGACGTCGCGCAACCCTGACACCCTGCCCGGTTCACGCCGGGCAGGTTCGTTTTCGGTCGTTGTCGCGCGGGCACGCACACTGCGGGCACGAAACCACGGAGGCACGCATGGACCCGCGCACTAACCTGATCCCCGTCTTCAAGGCGGGCAACCCCGACAAGAAGCTCTACGCCGACCAGGCGCAGATCAACGCCAACCCGGACAAGCTGATCAAGTGGGATCGGCGCGAGACCTGGCTGGCCGAGCAGGCCAAGGGCGCCAGCAAGCAGGCGGCAGGCAAGGGCGCCGCGAAGGTTGACCCGGCCCCGGAAGCCGAGGGCGACGACACGGAGTCCGCAGCCGAAGCGCCCGCCCGCACCAAGGCCGAGCTGCATGCCCTGCTCGACGAAAAGGGCATCCCGTACACCCAGCGCATGACGGTGCCGCAGCTCGAGGAGCTGCTGAAGTAACTGCCGCCTGAGAACCCATGGCCCGCACGCCCATCATCGCCGAGACCCACAGCGCCCGCACGCTCACGGGCTCGGCGGTGCTGTCGCGCATCGCGCTGACCGGCTGGGGCGCCATGAGTTCGGGCACGCCGGCACTCGAGACCTTCACCGACCGCGGCCGCCTGTGGTGGAAATTCACAGCGTCCAGCAACCTGCTTGAGTTGTTCCGCCGCTCGACCATGACGGCCGCCGACCGCGTGGCCTACACGACCAGCGCCGTGGCAGACGGCAAGGCCACGCTTGTGCAGGACGGCACGACGCTGAGCGGCTTCTCCGGCAGCTGCGACATCGACGAAGGCACGGCAGGCAGCAACCCGGATGCCGACGCCACCGGCGACCTGATCGTCAGCTACGCCCACGAGAGCGACCTGCTCGACGCCTACGCGGGCGTTGGCGGCTACCTCGACGAGAACTCGAAATACTACGCCCAGGGCACGCGCTTCGAGGCGCTGCTGAAAACGGCGCAGAATGAACTGCACGAGCTGCTGGTGCCCAAGCTGCTCGACGACATCGACAAGCACCTGAGCGCCGCCGACCAGGCCGCCGTTACCGCGCTGCTGGGCGGGCTGAGCCGTGACGCCAAGGGCCGGCGCCTGCTGGCCGTGATCGCCGACCCGCGACAGCTCGCACCCGTGCACGCGCTGTTGTGCGCGTACCGCCTTGAGGCGCACCGCACCGGCAAGGACCGCGATCGCGCCGACATGGCGCAGTGGCACTACGACCGCGCGTCCCGCCTGCTGGGCGGCATGAGCGTCGCGCTGGACCTCGACGCCGACGGCGACGTGGACGTGGAGCGAGGCGGCGCCGACCGCACGCTCGGGAGGGCGTGATGAACTGGTACGCCCGCACAGCCCTGAAGGTCCTGATCGCTCTCGCGTTTGCGGGGCTGATCGCCCTGACGTGGCCCCTGATCGAACGCGACTGGAACACGATAGTCGAATGGTGGAGCCGATGACTCCGCAGGTCCGTGACATCCTGATCGACGCCCGCAAACAGGTGCACGCCGCCATCGCGGACCGCGCCTGCATCACCGACACCAACGCGCTGTTCGTGCTGGATCAGCTGATCGCCGCCGACGCGCGCGCCGCCGTGAAGGCGCTCGACCAGGAAGAGACGGTCGCCGCCCTCAGCGACGACACGCCCAACCCCTACGAAGAGGCCGAGCGCAAGGCCATCGAGGAGAAGCTGGCCAAGCTCGAGAAGCAGATCGAGCAGGACACGAAGATCATCAACGGCCTGCGCGACGAGCTGAAGAAACGGGGGCAGGGATGAAGGTCAGCGCCCGCGTCCTCAACCGCGACCAGCTCGTGGTGATCGTCCCGCCCGACGTTCCACAGCGCACCCTGCGCGAGTGGGGGGAGGACCTGGCCCGCATCGTGGACGAGCGCATCGCGCGCGACTTCGAGAACGAGCGCGGCGCCGGCAAAGCCCTGGGCGGCATCAGCGAAGAACACGAGCAGCGCAAGGCCGTGGACGGTCTCGACCTGCGGCGCGGCCACATGCACGGCGACCTGCAGGACGCCCTGGACCGTGGCGGCTACCGTCGCGTCACCGTGCGGCGCGGGCGCATCGACATCGAATGGCTCGAGCTGGACCTCTACGCCGACGTGCCACACGCCGAGCCCTACGCCGAGGCCAAGGTGCGCGGCGGCCTGCTGCTGGCCGTGCTGAAGCGCGACGCGACAGAGGCCGAGCAGTACATCCGCATCCGCCTGCGCGACCTCGCGAGGGCGGCATGAGTTTCATCAGCGACCTTGGCACAGCGCTCGAAACCGCCTTCAAGGCGGGCTCCGCCTACTTCGGCACGGTGCTGGGCAACACCGGCGGCGCCCTGCATGTCGAGTACGGCGACCAGCCGACCGAATGGCCGCAAGGCGCCACCGGCCGCTGCGTCATCCGCGACGAAGGCTTCGACACCCTGGAAGAGTACGAGGCCTCGGCCCGCTCGGTGTTCCGCTTCATCTGCGAGTTCCAGCTGAAGGACGTGCGCGGCAAGAAGCGCGCGCTGAGCGTTGCGCTCGCCGGGTGCCGCAGCGTGCTGGTCAACGGCGGCGCGACCGTGCTTGACACGCACCTGGTGGACGGCGGCAGCAAGCGGCTCGGGGGATCGGGCCGCATCACGTTTGAGCCCGTTGTCGCGGATCGCGGCACACTCGCCGATGAAGACGAACCGGTGGTCGAGGTGCGCGTGAGCATCGACATCACCCACGTTACGCCGCTGTGAGGAACCATGAAGACCAGCAAGCAGGTGAAGCAGAAGCCCAAGCCCAAGCCGCAGCCCGCCCCGGCGCAGCCGCGCGAGCTGACCCGCGCCGACGCGCTCAAGACGGTGCTGCAGGCCGTGGACCACGCCGCGGACGCTGGCGCATTTGCCGAGTTGCGGGCGGAGATCCGCATCCGCATCCGCGCCAGCATCGAGCTGCTGAAGCAGCCCGAGCCCGAGGCCGCGCCCTGCAAGGACTGTGACGACAAGAAGTGAACCGGTTGAACGCCGGGCACTACCGCGAGGACACGCCATGCAAGAGAACGAACTGCTTGAGTTGCGCAACCTGCTGACCGCCCGCCGCGACGCCCTGTTCGCCGAGCACGGTTACAAGGGCCTGGTCGCCACCCTCGACAAGGCCATTGCCGACGTCGAACGCGAGCGCCGCGTCGCGCACCAGAAGGCGCACCAGCAGGCCTGTGAGCAGGAGCGCCGCAAGCAGGCGCGCCTGGACCGCGACGAAGAGGTCAAGCGTCTGCGGGGCGAGCTCCAGGGCCTGCGCGACGAACGCAGCGCGCTGCAGGACCAGCTTGCGGCCGCGCGCCGCGAGATCGCCGAGCGCGACCGTGTGATTGCCGGCGCCCAGGCCGACAAGGAGGACCTGAAGGGCCATCTCGCCGACCTGCGCGAGCAGCTGAAGGGCGCCGCGGACGAGTTGAACCGCGTGCTCCGCGAGAAGAGCGCCGCCGAAAGCGTGGCCACCGAGCAGGCTCGCAAGCTCGCCAGCCAGGCCGAGGCCCTGCGTCTGCTGACCGCGCAGCTGGAAGAAGCCAAGGCCGCGCCCGCGCCCGCGCCCGAGGCGCACACCGAGACCGAACCCGAAGCCGACAACGACTGACCCGGAGCTGACCGATGGCCATTTCTGACGCCCAGGACATGTTCCGCGTGATCTGCGACTGGACCGGCACCGAGCGCGCCAACGCCGTCGCACAGCTCACGCAGCTGCTGGCGATCGAGGCCGAGCTGAACGTGATGCCGGCGGGCAGCGCCGCCAAGCTGCAGGTGCAGCAGGAGATCGCGGCCGTGCGCCGCCGCTACGTGCAGAACATGGCTCGCGCCAAGACCATGTTCGACGCCTGCTTCGCCTACTGGGGCACGCAGCTGACCACACCCAGCGAGTGGGTGGACGGCCTCGGCGTGCGCGACCGCGAGGGCCTGATCAGCGACATCAACGCCCAGATGGTCAGCGACGACCACGACGTCGGCAGCCGCGCCCGCACGTGGGCTGCGGAGCCCGCGGCCGACGACGACGGCATCATCGACCGCCTCACGGTTGACGAAAACGGCATCACCATCGAGGGCGGCTACAGCGCCACGATCGACGCGGTGGTCGAGAGCGTCCCGGCCGAGTGGCGCAGCACCCTGCGCATCCGCGGGCGCAACAGCGGCGAGGATGTGCTCGACCTGAAGGGGCCGCGCGGCTTCATCGACATCGAGGCCGTGAACGGCGCCGGCGGCAACAACCTGGTCAGCAACCCGAACCTCGCCAACGCCAACACCACGACGGACGAGGGCGACGTCACCAGCCTGCAGCTCTGGACTCTGGCGGGCTCGGCCACCCACAAGTGGGACACCGACATCGCGTTCCGGGGCAACGCGGGCTCGCACAAGCTGTACGGCAACGGCAACTACCGCGAGTTCAGCCAGCCGCTGATCGTGGCGGCGGGCGACTCGCGCAACCCGCGCAACTACAAGGTCGCGGTCTACAAGACCGGCACGCCGGTCGGCAACCTGATCGTGACCTGGGGCGGCAAGACGCAGACCTGGACGCTGGGCAGCCTCAGCGCCGGCTGGAACTACCTGCGCCTGGACCGCGACCAGGACCTGCTCCCGAAGAACTTCGCAAGCGCGGGCATGCAGCTGAAGGTGAAGGTCGAGTTCACCAGCGGTAGCGACGCCAGCAATTACGTGAACCTCGCCTTCGTGGGCGGCCAGAACCTGCGGCGATTCAACGCCGCGTGGTACGGCCACTGGAGCCGCACCGGCAAGGCCACCCTGAAGGTCAAGAAGAGCTTCGCCGACACCGACGACGCGGGCGGCAAGAACCAAAGCGCGCTGCAGTACGCCTACGAGGACAGCCCGCACCGCGACGTGATGTACCTGCGCCACATCAACGACGGCAGCGAGACCATCGCCGACTACGCGTGATTAGGAAACATGCTTCCAGGAACGCCCACGTCGAATCGTCCAGATGCAAGCGCCGGAGACGCCGTAGTCGGCGGCTATCGTGGCATCGCTCTCGCCGCGTTCAATGCGGGCGCGGATTGCGGGAATGTCCGCCTCTGTAAGTTTGGCGTGTTGCGAAGCGCTGCCCTTTGGCCCAGTCACGCGGCCGTGGCGCACGCGGTCAAGCACGTTGGCATGATGCGTGTCCCATCGAAGATTCGCCGCGCGGTCATCCGTCGGGATTCCGTTGAAGTGGCAACACTCCATGCCTTTGGGGCAAGGGCCGATGAAGGACTCGGCGACAAGTCGGCAAACGCGAACCGTGCGACCTCGGCCGCCGCGCGAAATGCGCACGTTACGATAACCGTTGCTGTCGGGCGCGGCGCAGGACATCAACCGACCTATGCGATGCACGGGAGTGTCGCCCCTGAAAACCACACGATCCAACGACCGCACGCGCCCGAGATTAGAAACCTCGTACAGTCCCTCGTAGCCCACGACGGGCTTCCAAAGTTCACCGGGCAAGTCTTCAATGGTTGCAGCCATGATCGTTCCTCCAGAACGGTAGTGGTCAGAGGCCGACGCGCACGCCAATGCGCCCGGCCTCGCTCATTGTATGCAAGCCGGTGCGGGGGGGAAGCGTAATGTCCGCACACCCTCGCCCCGGCAAGCTGTACATCGACCCGACCAGCGCGGCGGTCGGCGGCACGCTGCTGGCCGGGATCCTCGACGACCGGATCGAGTTCGACGACGGGCGCACCGTGCGTCACTTCGGCGCGGGCCCGGAAATCGACAACTGGGCGACCCTGGCGGCGCCGGCTGCCAGCCCGGCAAAGCTGATCATCCCGGTGCGCGACGTCAGCGCCGCCACGATGCAACTGCTGCTCGCCCTGCTCTCCACGGGCACGGCCATCCACAGCAGCGGTGGTCAGGGCACAGCGACGCATGGCATGCCGCCGAGCGTGGCGCTGGCACTGCGCCCCAAGGACGGCAGCGAGATCCTGTACGGCCCGCGCTGGACGCTGCACGCGGAGAGCGTCAAGCGCCTGGTCTGGAGCCGCACGGCCATGCGCTACGAGGGCAGCCAGCTGGTGCTGGCGCCGCACCGCAGCCTCGACCACACCAAGCGCGCGTTCATGGAAGACAGCGCCGCCAACATCGACGCGCACTACGGCCTGGGCGCATGACCAACTGCCTGTTGTTCAGCGGCGGTCTCGACTCGGCCTGCGCCTGGTGGGTGCTGGGCAGGCCTCCGGCCGTGTACTGCGGCGGCAGCTTCGGCCCGGCGAGGCACGCGAACATCGGCGAGATGGACGCGATCGAGCGCATGGCGGAGCTGAGCGCCGAGTTCGCGAACAAGCTGACTGCGGTCGAGTTCGACTTCCGCCCGTTCATGCGCGCCGGCGAGTACCACCTCCCGCGCGAGATGATCTGCTGCCAGCTCGCTTGGGCGCGCGGCTTCGACACCGTGCAACTGGCGTGGGTGGCGGACGACGGTGCCAGCGACGAGTGGGCGGCCGTGCAGGCCGCGAACTTCGGGGCGGCCGTGGGCATGGCCGGGTTTCGCGTTGAGTTCCCGGTCAGGCACCTGACGAAGGCGGAGCTTGTGCGGGCGGCGCTGGATGCGGGCGCGCCCCCCGAGTTCATCAAGGCCAGCCATTCCTGCGTACGCCAGAGCGGGCGGCACTGCGGACGCTGCGAGAATTGCAGGCACAGGCGGGAAGCGTTACGGGCGCTGTAGCCGGCGGGCGCGTTCGCGCTCGCGGGACTGGATCTCGACGTGGGCCAGCAGCACCCGGCGCTCGACCTGCTCCGCTACCTCGTCAAGGTCGGGCGGGTCTGGATCTGGCTGGGGCAACTCGGGCAGCCCGTCGCCGAAGTCCCATTCGCCGGAAAGCAGCTCGCGCAGAGTGGGCATGTTGAGCTGCACTTCGCAGCCCAGCTTGCGGTCGATCACTTTCACCCACTGCCATTTCCGTTTGCGCGCCATGTCGCGGCCAAGGCTACACAGTGGGGGTCGGAAGGGGAAGCCATGGCCCTCAGCGAGTTCGCCCACGATCTCAGCAGCGTCCGCACCGCACAGAGCGGAGCGACGCGCGAGCTTGCCGCATTCCAGCGCGCCCTGCGCGGGCTGAAGCGGATCGGCGTTCGCACAGCCCAGGTGCATGGCCGCACCGCGCACAAGGAAATGGCGGCATGGTTCGGCATCGGCAAGTACGCCGGGGCGGACGGAAACCTTCACCGGATCAAGCCCTACGGCGACAAGTGGGGCAAACGCAAGAAGCGCCTCGGCCTGGACAGCCGCCGCGGAGTGGCCCGCAAAGGCGTGCTGAAAACCATGAACGCGCCCGCGGGCTTTGTGCGCAACCCCAACGGCTTCGAGATCGACCTGCACAAACCGGACATCACCGTCACCGGCCGCGCGACGCTGGGCAAGAGTAAGCGTGCTTTGGCGGGCAAGCGCATCATCGCCGGCAAGGGGAAGAACCGCGCGGTGGTCGGCATCGGCGTGAAGCTGCTGAACACCAACCGGCGCAGCTTCCGGGTGAACAGCTACCTCGACCACTTCGTCAACGCCAAGGCCCCGGGCCTGAAGGCGCTCAGCAAGGCGCAGATCGAGCACATCCAGCGCAAGGTGGCCGAGGCGATCAAGCAGGAGATCGAGCGCGTGATGGCCACCGGCAGCCGTGTGCTGTCGCGCCGTGACAGGCTGCGGCTGCGGATCGACTTCGGCAACCTGTTCTCCTGAGGCATCCATGGGCGTTGAGAAGCTGCGAGTTGATGTCGACGTCACGGGCGAGTCTCACGCCCGCAACGCCGCGTCGCGCCTGGAGAAACGCGCCGAGCAGGTCCAGCAGAAGGCCAAGCAGGCGCGGCAGGATGTGGACCGCGCGGCCAGCGGGGCACGAAATATCGACGGGCGCATCCGCGGGCTGCTGGACCGTGCCAAGCGGCGCGGCATCCTGAAGGAAGAGGGCTTGGAGTACGGCGCCGTCAAGCTCGGGCGCAGCGGCCTGGGCGTGTCCGAAGAGTGGACGAAGGGCAAGCGCGGCGCCGTCGCCGGCCCGCTGCTGGCCGTGTTCGCGGTCAAAACGGCGGCACAATCCGCCACCAATTTCGGAGACCAGCTTGCCGACTGGCGTGATCAGGGCCTGAGCCCTGCCGAAATGCTGCGCGAAGCCATCCGGGGCGTGGGCAGGTACGCCACGGCGCCGAGCGTCGGCCTGGCCCGCATGCTCAGCCGCTGGACGGCTGGCTACACGGCTGAAGAGGCAGAGCTCGCAGCGGACGATCTGGTCAGCAACGCCTTCGGGAGCGGCCCCAGCCAGCTCGACCAGGCCATCGACGCCCAGCGTGCCAACCGCAGGGCGTTCCTGAACAACCTTTGGGAGCAGCAGGAGAAAGAGCGCGCGGAGCGCAATCGGCGTATCAAGGAGCGCGAGCGCGCCTTCGAGCGCATCGACGAGGCCGTGAACGCACGCATTAGCGCGCTGCGCCCGGTGTCGCTGCCGACCAGGCTGACACCCGAGCTGCAGCGCCGCATTGAGCAAGAGCAGGAGCTGCGCGAGCGGCTGCGCGGGACCGTCCAGAAGGTGCGCCTTGGCGCGGGGGTGGGGTCGTGAACCTAGAACAGCGTAGTCAGCCAGTACACTACCGCGAAGAACAGCACGATGGCGATCAGCAGCAGCACCGGCCCGCCCTCGCGTTTTTCAAGCTTCTCGACACGGTTGCGCAGTTCGTCGTTTTCTGCTTGCAGGTCGCGCGGCAGCGGCGTCTCCGCCGGCATCGGCTTCTGCTTTCGCTGGTAGTTTGGCGTTTCGTCTACAGGCATGGCGACCTCCGTGGTGACTTCTACAGGGTAGCGGCATGAGCATGCGCCTCAAGATCGGAAGCTACATCATCGACGCGGCCGAGACCGGCAGCACCAGCACCACCGCGGGCTGCCGCCTGCTGGCCGGGGAGAACCTGGACGCGGGGCGCCCCGGCTACCTGCGTTGGCGCGAGGATCGCAACTCGGCGCAGATCACCTTCGTCGTCCAGGTAGACCGCGACACCGTCGCGAACATGAAGACCAGCCGCGACGCGCTGGTCTCCGCCGTCACCAAGACAGTCCAGGCGGACATTGTCATGGAGAGCGCGGCGGGCACAACGCTGAAGGACTGGAAGGTCAGCGATGGTAGCTGGCAGCGTGTCACCGGCCAGGTTGAGGTCGACGAGGGCGACGAGAATGGCCTCGTGCTGGTCATCCTGACTGTCGAGCGCGTGGCGCCCGCGACCGGCAGCGCCGGCGACGTGGCGGGCAGCCTCGACGGGCCGGTCTGGTCGTTCATGTTCGAGAGCCAGGGCAAGGCCTCCGTGGTCGGCACCTGCACATTCAACAGCCGCACCAACGCTGCCGCGTGGCTGCAGGGCATGCGCGCGGGCACGGCCTGGCCCGCCTGGATGAACGCCACGACAACCCGCTTTGTGTCGGGCGGGATCCCCGACATGCCGCAGCAGCCCAACGCCGCCAACCCGGTGCCGGATGCGGCCTACACGCCGGCCCAGGCCGTGGTCGTGCTCAGCATGCTGCCTGCTGCGTGGGCATCGGACTCCGCATTCGACAACGTGGTGGACGGCGACTGCGAGATGAGCGTGCGCCAGCGCGCCCGCCTGCCGCAGGAAGCCGGTGCACGTCCCGGCCTCGACGTGCTGATCACCGGCCGCCTGCAGTTCAAGACCGAGCAGGACACCACCTTCGACGCCAGCGACACCAGCGTGGTTGCCTCCGGCAGTCTCGACGCCGCCGCGCGCGCCTGCTTCGACGTGATGAAGGCCGACCTCGAGGCGCGCCGCAACATCACGGTCGAGCTGCAGGAGGAAATCGAGTTCACCCCGACAGGCAAGACCGGCGAGATTCTTTTCGCGGCGATGGGCGTGGCCGAGTTCGACGGCGTCTACGAGTTCAGCGACAACGTCGAGTTCGAGCTCACGCCCAGCGACGTAGTTCTGCAGGGCTCCAAGGGGCACGTGGTGTTTCAGGACGAGAACGGCCCGAACCTGCGCTGCCGCCAGACCGGCTACTGCCGCAGCAGCTACCTGTACACGCCGCGGCGCCCGCCCTTCATCGACGACACCTGGTTCGAGCTGCAGTGGAAGCCGACCAGGCCGATCATCGAGCCGCCGCACGGCGAAGGCCCGACCATCTACCGCGTCGGCTGGGCCGGCGAATGGATGAAGCTCAGCGGCGGCGACGGCGGCGGTATCCAAGGGGCGCAGGGTAGCGATGGCGCTTTCGACGGACAGGGCTACTTCTCGCCTACAGGAAGCGACGTCTGATGGCATATACCCGCTTGATGCTGGAGGGCGTGCGCCTCGATCCCACCCGGTTCGAGTGGAGGCTCACCCGTGGCTGGGAGCCGTGGGAGGTCACCATCCGCCAGCTTGCGGGCAAGGAAGACGAGTTTGCCGGCCTGCCCTACACCTGCGCGCTTGATGTGTTCAACACCGGGGAAGCGGGCACCGTGAACGGCGGCGAGGAACACCTGCGCATCTACGGCCTGCGGATCACCGACATCACCCGCGTCGACAACCGGGTCAGCACCGTCACGCTGGCCGACCTGCGCAAGGACCTGCAAAACCGCGTCTGCCCGGCCGACGTCAACCTGCGCTGGAAAGACGGCTACCTGAACAACACCCGCTTCCAGTACGCGCGGGAGCTGTTCGAGTACCTAGCGCCGCTGATCGCCGAGCTTGAGGCCGACCTCGCGCCGGACGCATTCGCCGACCTGCTTGACGACCCGGACTACGAGATCCCGGACGGCGAGAGCCTGGCGGGGATGGTACTGACGGAAGCCGGCAAGCGCGTCACCGAGCTGCTGGCCGTCGACCCGGTGGTCGGCGTGGACGGCTACCTGCGCTTCGTGAAACGCGGCAGCGCCCTCGACCTGATGCTCGATGCCTACAACTGGCTGGTTGGCGCCCGGCCCTCGTGGTCCGTGCAGTCACGCACACCGCGCGGGCTGCCTCGCGTCTTGCGATTCCATTACTGGGAGCGCCACGCCCAGCGCTGCGGCAACCTCGAGCCCGACGACCGCTCGACCAGCAGCATCACGATCCCCAAGGAGGTCGAGATACTGCTCGAGCAGGTTTACAACTTCGACGGCCGGTACGGCACGCTCGACGAACTGCTGGTGCACTACGACTACGATGCCACCGAAATCTACGATGAGCGCATTGCCGACGTCATCATGCGCCCGAACTTCGAGGGCACAACCCTGGAGCCCGTTCGCGGCGGCAACGTCAACGCCCGTGAAGTCATCAACATAATCCGCCGCGACTGGCGCCTGCTGTGGCGCGTGAAGTATCCGGACCAGCTCGGCCGCCGCGGAGGCTGGCGCGACCCGGTCTTCGGCTACTTCGAGAGCGCCACCGACAAGGACGGCAACGTCACGTACAGCGGCGACGTCAGCGGCGCGGCCGTGCGCATGGAGTACACCGAGTACCTCGCCGAGGTGGACGGCGACAACGACACCCAGGTCACGTGGGACGACAACATTGTGTTCCGCAGCTACAAGAAAAACGACTCCGGCACCCTGCCGGTCGCGCCGTTCATCCCGAGCTGGGAAGGCTCAGCGCCCGGCGAGATCATCCGCCTGACGCCCAAGCCCGAGCCCGGCCGGCAACTCGCCGTGTACCCGGGCAGACTCGGCAACAACAAGGATGGCATCCTGCAGGTGCAGGTGCGCACCACCATGGCCATGGACGACGGCAAGCCGTTCGACGTGCCGGTGCCCGCCACGCACATCCCCGCGCCGGAAGACCTGACTTTCATCCGCTACGACTCGAGCGTGCCGCCCTTCGAGGTAAACGTCTATTTCGTGGCCACGCGCGGGATGCCCAACGACGCCTCGCGCTGGTGGGCCGTCGAGGAGCCCGGCTTCGAGGACGGCGACGTCGATGTGCTGGAAGCCGAGGTCGGCAACGAGCTGTACATGCTGCGCAACTTCGTGGACCCCAGCCGGGTCAGCTTCGAGCCCCACAGCGACGGATTAGGCAAGCCGCTCAACGAGGACCAGGTCAAGGCCGACGCCGCTCGCCGCGCGCGCGTGCTACGCGAGAGACTTGGCACACTGGTCGGCGGCGACGGCGTGGCGATCGGCACCGGGCTGATCGCTGACCTCGGCCACCCGCAGCAGGCGGTGGCCGGCCTCGCGCTGCAGGTCGACGGGCTGGCAGTCACCAGCCGGATCGAGGTCGGCGAGCTGGACAATGAGCAGGCGCGCGAGATGCGCCGACGCCTGCGCGAAACGCTGCGCAAATCGGAGCTTGGCGGGAAGGTGCTCGCATGAGGACTCAACGCGCAGGTCTGCAGGGCCGCCTCGCCTGGCTCGCCACGCCGGAGCGCGAACGCGCCGCGTGGTCCATGGCGCCCGTGGGCTGGGGTGGCGGGCCGAAGCGCTCGGGCAACCACGTCGGCACGGCGGGCTGGGGCCTCGAGCTCGGCGGCAAGGCCTTCGCCCTCACCAACGACCGCACAACCTGGGGCGGCGCTGACTTCCTCGCGGCCGACGCGATGGTCGCGGAATACCAGCCGCTCGACCGCCTGGCGTGGCTCAAGGACAGCGCAGACGAGCGCACCCCCGGCGTTCACCCTTGGGACGAAACCGGCGCGAACACCGCCGACCAGCTGCCGAACATCCGCCGCGCCAGGCCGCTCGAAGGCGCGGTGTTGCGCGGCGCGGCCGTCGGCCCCGGCTTCCACCGCGAGCACGTGCTGTTCCTGAACCGCGCGCACCTGATCGCGCATCACCGTGAAGACAACCCGCCGATCAATAGCACCGAGATCAGCGACCCGGGCACGGGCGACGGCGACTGGACCGCCGGCCTGCACAGCCTGACCCGCGTGCGGCCGTGGCTCGAATCGTTCTGCCAGTCGGGGCGCAGCACCAGCAGCGCTGAGCCCGAAGAGCCGCTGTTCTCGGCCCTGCTGAACTTCACCCGCAGCGCTGGCGACAACACCGGCTGGGGCGGCGCTCATTTTGCGAAGGCTGAGGCAACCCTGTCCGCTGAGGGTTGGGGCTTTGCCCATCCCGCTGACGATGGCCAGCATGATCTCGGCATGCCGGACATCGACGGCGCCTCAATGATCATGCAGGGCGGCCTGCACATCACGCGCACGCTGTTCGGCGACACGGATCGCGGCATCCTTTACAGCCCGGCTGAGTTCGTGAACCGCCCATGGCGGCGCGGAGCAAAAGGCCCGTTTGTCCAGCGCGTCGAGTGGCGCGAGGACGAGGCCGCGACTCACGCGACGAAGTGCGGAACGGCGCTCGGCACCAAGAAGTGGATGAGCTGGAGCCCGTTCCGCGAGTACGATCCGGGTGCGCAGAAGAGCGACCCGGGTGGCGCGAAGAATGATCCTGGTGGCAACAAGCAGCCGACCGACCAGGATGACCCGGGAGGCGTCAAGAGCGCGCCGCCGACAACCTTCCTGAAGGTCCCCTACGAGGGCGCCCCGCGCCCCAGCGTGACCACGCCTGACGAGATCGAGTCGCCCAGCATGTACGGACACCCGATCCCGAACGGCCCGGACGCGCCGGGAACCAGCGACTGGCCCGAGGGCGGTCACAGCAACGACGGGCCCAGCTACGCGACCTTCGCCGATGAGGTCGACGCGTTGTGGATGGACCGCTACAAGTTCACCGAGCGCCAGTTCAACCAGCAGCCGCTGACCGGCCACGGCCTGTGGCACGCGCAGTACGAGAATGCCACGGCCGCCGAGGGCAAGCTTGAGCGCTGGCGCCCGGTCAAGTCGCGCCTCGAGGAGCTGAGCTTCGACGACGACGGCTGGATGACCGGTCGCAACGCGGCGCTTGGCCCCGGCGGCATCATGTACGCGGGCGCGGAGACGCTGCTGCACGAGCTGTACACGACCATCAACCCGATCAGCGACGCCCCGCGCGACGGATTCAGCCTGGGTGTGTTCGCGGCCGCGCACTCGGGCGGACTGCAGGTGACGAACAGCGAGATCGGCCTGGGCAGCCTGAAACCCGACTACTGGGGCGTGGTGAAAGGCGCGCGCCTGCGCCTCGACTTCTCGCGCGACGCCGACCCGAACATCGCCGACATGGCGATCGACTTCATCGACGAGGAGGGCGCGACGCAGACGGACCGCCAGCTCTGGCTCGGCGGCGCCCTGCGCCTGCCGGAGATCAGCGCGCCGGGCACACCCGCCAGCGGTTACGGCGTGCTGTACGCCAAGAGCGACGGCCTGTACTGGAAGGACGACGCCGGCGACGAACACGACCTCACGGCGGGAGGCGGCTCCGGCGACGTGACCGGCCCGGCCGGCGCCACCACGGGCAACTTCGCCAGCTTCGCCGATGCCACGGGCAAGGTGGTCAAGGACAGCGGTTTCTCGGACGCGGACTTCGCGGCGGCCGTCCACAGCCACGCGGATTACCTCGAGGTCAGCCAGAACCTGGCCGACCTCGGCGACCTGGACGACTCCATCGCCAACCAGCTGGGTGGCGCGACGGAGCTCACGCCTGCGCTCGACAGCTACATCGGGATCTTCAAGCCGCCCTTGACCGGCGGGCACTCTGACCCGCAGCACCTCCTGGCGCTGGCCGGCCTGGTGTTCGAGGCGCGGCTCAGCCCGTCGTCGACGCTGGCGGTGCCCATTTTCGACAACGCGAGCGTCAGCACGCTGTACCTGCAGCCGTACAAGGGCAACCGCGTGGCGCTGTACGACACGACCAACTCGCGCTGGCGCATCCACCACATGAGCGCGGCGGTGTCGAAGGCGCTCAGCGGGCTCACGTCGAGCCGCCCCTACGACGTGTTCCTGCACAACAATGCGGGCACGCTGACGCTTGAGTTCGTGGCCTGGACGAGCGCCACCGCGCGAGCCACGGCCCTGACCACGCAGGACGGCGTCCCGGTCAAGAGCGGCGATGCCTCGCGGCGCTACGTCGGCACCTTCTACGCGACGGGCGCGACCACGACGGCGTGGGTCACAGACGGCGGCACCAGCGCCAGCGCCAAGCTGCTGATCTGGAACTACTACAATCGGGTGCCGGTCTACCCGCACGTCCGCGAGGACACCAATTCGTGGGTTTACACGTCAGCGACCTGGCGCAGCCTGAACAACGCCACCGACAACCGCATCGAGGTCGTGATCGGCGTGCAGGAGGACTGGCACCGCGTCGTCACCCGCGCCTCCGCGCTCACCAGCTCGACGGCGCAGGCGATTGGTGTCGGCATCGGCCTGGACACGACCAGCGCAGACAGCAGCGACCTCCGCAACGAAGCGACGATGAACACCTCCGGTCGCATGATGCTGACCGCCGAGAAGCTGATTCAGGGAGCTATCGGCTATCACTACTACCAGGCGCTGGAGTACGCCCGCGCAGGCACGCCGACACTTGAGGGCGACCTTGGCACGGTGACGGTTATGAGCGGCATCATGGGGGAGTTCCGGGCTTGAGCACGAGACCCGTAAGTACGCTGGACCTTTACGCTGCGATCGCGGCCGTCGCGCCCATCGATGGTGTGGCGCGGCGCAACGACGACTCCATCCGTGTCGACTTCCGCCCCGAGGCAACCGAGCAGCAGCGCGCCGACGCCGCCGCCATCGCGAGCGCCTGGAGCTGGACCGCAAAGGTGGAACGGGAAGCCACGGTCGAGGAACGTCTCGCCGCAGCTGAGTCCAAGCTGGCCAGGATCGCACCCGACAACCGCCCGCCTGCCGGGCCCTGATCAGGCGCGGGCGGCCAGCTCCAACAGTTCCGCCTGTGCGCGGGCGAGCAGCGTGTCTTTCTCCGGGTGCTGGTGGCGCGAGAGCCAGAAGATCACGTCCTGCCAGGCCTTCTCGGCGCGCCTCAGCTCGCGCCGGTCCGCGGCGAACATCGACAGCTTCGCGGCCTTCTCTTCCAGCAGCTCACACTCGCGCACCTGCTGCCGGCGCTCGAGGTCGCTCACCAGCGTGAACAGGGCGCAGCGCAGGTCGGGCAGGCCCGGGATGTCGTGGGGCAGGGCGTCGAGCAATTCCTCGGCGCGGCCGCGGGTCATCAGCCCGGCCAGGTCGCGCTCGCGCCCCTCGCGCAGACGGTCGGCGCAGTCAAGCACCTCGCGGTTGAGTTCTTCGCAGGCAACCAGGTGATCCTGCACGCGGCGGAACGCGCCCTCGCGGCCGTCGTCGGCCAGCTCGTACTCGGTCTCATGCCGCGAGTGTACAACGCAAAGCCCCCGCTTGCGCAGGGGCTTAGGGTGGGCGACGGGCAGGAGGAGGCGGAGACCTCCCCTCTTCGGCCTGCCAGCCTAGCCCGTCATTCGTCAGCGTTCTCGACGTCAGCGTTCTCGACGTCCGCCTCCAGGCGTTCCTCGTAGACCGCCAGCGCCATCCGCACGTCGCGGATCAGTGCCGTCAGGTCGTCGGGCGGCGGGTCAATCCAGTCGATCTCGACCAGCGCCTGACGCTCATCCAGGCTGAGCGTCAGCCCGCGCGGGCCGAAGTCATCCACCTCGTCGTCCACCAGCCGCGCGATGAACCGAGGCGCAGCCCGGTGGATGACGTACTCCGCCAGCCCGTAGGCGTCGTCGGCGAACAGCCAGTCACTAGGCCGCATGGCTGACCGCCTTCCTGCCCGCTTCCAGCGCGCGCTTGCGGCGCCTGCCGGTCAGCGCGCGCCAGCCGTCGCGGTGAGCGTCCAGCCACTCTTCGATCTTCGCGCGGGTCTCCCTCCACGCTACGGCGGCGGGTGAGCGCTCGAAATTCCAGCGGCTATTCTCTTCGCGCGCCGCGTCGTAAGCCCGCTCAATCTCGGCCTCGGCGGCCATGCCGAGCTCGGCAAGGATCGCCGGCACTGCCCAGTCTATGTGGTCGGGTCGCACGTCCACGCGGCGGGTCTTGCCGTCGGCTCCGCCGGTGTAAGCGTACAGGCTGGGAAGGTCGTGATCGCTCACGCGGACGTTGCACTTGCGGCCGCCCTTGCTGGCAACGAAGTAGCGGCTTTCCGAAAGGCCGCTCACCTCTTCGCGCGAGCAGCGGACGCCGTAATGTCGCAGTGCCTGGGCGAGGTCGATGCGAGCGCGTGCGATAGTGTTCATGGCTTTCTCCGGTTTCCGGCTGGCAGGCCGGGTCAGCCCTGCGCTGACGGAATCAATGTACCCCGTGGCGCTGGGGTGTCCAATTACAATTCCCCGGCCGTTTGTAGCAGCACGCGGGCAACCGTCATCCCGCGAGTGTACAACGCAAAGCCCCCGCTCGCGCG